CAACATGTGAACTAGCTTTATACTGAGTATCACGTAGGAAAATCCCATTATTCATAATTGGAGTTGCCATAATTTGATTACTTTTTAAAATTAAACATTGATTAAACTATATATTAAAACCTTTTAAATATATTTTTATTTCTTGGTAGTTTTCTTCCACCACCTCTACTTGCTTTTTCTTTACCTTCTATACTTGCTGCAGAACTTGCTTTTTGAGATTGAGCTGTTTTAAGCTTTCTTACTGTTTTTTCTGTAGCATTCGTTTCTCCCTTTTCTATCAAGCCTTGCTTGTATCCTTTTGGATCTGCTAATAACCATAAAGCTTCAGTTATTAACGGATAGTTTGGTTCAACAAACTGATACTTTTCAAGCAAGTGCCCTAACAAGTTTGTATTTTTACCTGTTATAGATGGATAAGATGGTTCAACTAATCCATTATATAACAAAGCTTGAGTCTTTCTATCTATCTTTATATTATTAATCTCTCCACTTTTTAAAGTCTCATATACATTTGCCATGTAACTTTCAGAAGCTTTTTGCTGTTGCTTTTTCTTCATCTCCTGTTCTTGCAATCTTTTTGCAACAATCTTTTCTTGCATCTTATCTAATTTTGGTTTAAACTTAGAAGCTTGTGTTTCAAGTTTTCCTAAATCTTTCCAAATTTCAATCTCTTCTGCAATCTCTTCTGAGTTACCATAACCAGTTGCGCCTAAATATTCTTTAATTATACGCTCCTGATCTTTTTCTTTTTTTATATCTAGTGCTCTACTTTCTTCTACTTTTGATAAAGCACCAAATAATCCTCTTAGATCTTTACCTCCATCTGCAACATATCTAGCAGCTATTTGTAATTCTTCAGGTAAACTTTTAAAAAACTGCTTAGGAGTTTCTTTTCTAACTTGATTTACCTTTTCATCTAAGTTAGCTTGAATTAATTCTTCCCAATCTTTAGGTGAATAATCATCAAGCTCTTTTTCATCATCAAAAGGAATTATTTTGTCATCTTTAATTAACTTAGCAAAAACATCACTAATTCCTTCTATTCTTTTTCTTCCTTTTTTAGTTGGTGTTTGTTCTACAACTTCTTCTTCAACATCTTCATTTAATCCTAAAACCTCTTCAACATCAACTTTTTCTTTTGGTTCTTCTCTTTTAGGTTGTGTTTTTTCTTCTTTTTCAGAAGTAACCTCTTCATCTTTTTCAACAACCTCTTCTTCTTTTTTTGGTTGTTCTTCTTTTTTATTTTCATATAGAAAGCTAGTATCAACTTTCTTTTTTCTACTGAAAATACTTGGTTTCTTATTTTCAGTTGTTGTTGTTTCTTCTGGCAGCGTTATTGAATCTCCTCCAGGTGCTGCGTTAAAAATATCATCAAGATCAACATTTACTTGTTCAACTTGTGTTTCAATTGTTTTGGTTTCTTTTTCAGCCATAGCATATTTGGTTTTTAGTGGTTATATATATAATATACAAAAGATTTATAACTAAACCTTAAAAATTTTTTTTAAATTAAAAATTTGTTACAGTATATAGCTATCATTACTTTTTCTTATTCTTATCAGCTTTTTTGTTTTCAGATTGAACATCATATTTATTTTTATTTTCACGTGCAATTTCTAGATTTTTATTAGCAATATCTCTTTGAGTTGATAATTTTTCTCTTTCAACATTTAGTTTTGCCTGATCATTTGCATTTTTATTAGCAGCTTCTTCTCTTTTAAAGTTCATTTGCTCTCTATATTCATCTCTTTTACGTATATCTTGCATAGCATCTTTAAAGTCACTTTGTTGATTCATATCAATATCTGCTTGTGCTCCATAACTTGCAGCTCTAATTTCTGCAACCATAAGATCTTTCTTTCTATCTTTTTCTTTCTCTTGCGTTTGGAACTGACGTTCTGCTTGTTTTTCTTGAGCTTGAGATTGTAGTTGTTCCTGCTGCATTTTTTGCTGTTGTTGCATTTCAGCTTGTTTTTGCTCTCTTTGTTTATTCTCAGAATCTTTAAGTATATCTGTAACTTCAGCAATTGAATCAGCTTTAATAATACTTCCAAGATCATAAATACTTGCACCTGCAGTATTATTTTGTATAGCTAATTGTTTTAGTTGATCTAATATTGATCTATGATTTGTTCTGGTTGTACAAAACACATTAAATTCTCTCATTAATAAATCCTTACCATTCATTTGAAAATTAACTTTTTCTGCTTCACTAGAAATATAATTTAGTCTTACACTAGGTGTAGTGCTGTGATAATATTGAGAAAGATCTGTTCTCATTTGATGAACTCTAGGCATAAGATTATCCGAATGTTGTACAAAATACATTTCAGTTTGTGCAAAAGATTGTTGCATTGCTTGTTGTACTCCAGTAGCAGTTTGTCTTGAAATCTCCTGTCCCATTCTTTGTTGATTAACACCAATTGTTTCAAACGCTTGTTGTTTAAAATGATTTGCTAATTGGATTCTAGACATTAATCTGTTTGTTTGTTCCATATTTAATGTCTGGTAATGATTAAAGTTTGTAGCATTTTCTGTATTAGTAATTGAAGTATCTAATGGTAACATACCAAAATCCTTCATTGCTACATATGCTTTAGCCATATTATTTTTACCCCAATCTTCTCCCATAGAATGACGAGGCAATGCATTCTGATCAAACATTATTACAGTACCAAGTTCATCTACAAGTATATCAGCTATTTGATTATTTACCATATTATAGCCAACTTGATATGCTTTCATAAGATCAACTAAAGAAGTAGATCTAGTATTTCTATCAGAGAATACTCTACCTTCTACTGGAAGTTTACATCCATATAAAGAATTTTCTCCTTTAAATTGAAACTGAAGTCTGCCAGGTTTGGTAGCATTAATACCAACATATATTGGATTTAACTCTGTTGCAGTTTGTCTCCATGTTGCTGGCATGTTAGGTCCAATTTTAACACCTCCCCATACTTCATTAATCCATATCCAATCTATATGTTCTCCATATGCAAGATTATCTCTTGTCTTATCTTTAAATAAGTTTGTATTATAAACTGGTTTTTCTGTAAGTTTAAAATTTTCATCAACAACTTTTTGAATAACTTTTCCATTTTCCATAACACGTGTTAAGTGACCAACTTTTCTTTGTGTTTTCCAGTAAGCTGTTGTAACTCTTAACATATTTCTTTCACCCCATAAAGCTACATCTTCTCCTTCATTTAAGATCCATTTAACTACATCATTTCCTGAGTCAGGAGAATTTTGCCAGTTGCTAACAAATTGTCTATAACCTAATGAAGGCATGTTTGTATTCCATTCATGTGATCTTGTGGGATCATAAAATGTTCCATCATTCTGATAACCTTGAACATTATACTTAACATTTTTAGCAGGATAAATCTTTTCTAATGAGCTTAATTGTTTTTCAGTCATAAGATATCCAAAACTATCTACAACATCTGAAACAGTCATCATTTCACATTTACCTACATAATTAGAATCTGATATGTATCTAGCGTCAGGAGACTTTTGATAAAATGTTAATGCTGGATTCCACAATTCAACATGATAATCATCTTCCATCATTTTAAAATGCCAAAACTCTCTATCACAGATAAGCATATCTCTAAATCCTCTTTCTTCTAATTCATACATTTTAAACCTTTCTTCATCAACAACTAATTGATGAGATGCCCATTCTTCTACCATGCTTCTATAATCTTTAGAAAAGAAGTCTTCTATTTCAGGAAGTGTTTTAAGTTTTTGAGGACTTAACTTTTCTTGAGCTTCTTTAGATTTAGGATCCATACCCATCTTAACCATCTTAATAGTCATTTGAGCTTTAGCATCTGCTAGAAGAGTATCTTCAACCATCTTTCTTTTAGATTCAAGCATTTCATTATATGATAAATCATCTACAGCTCTAAATTGAACTTTTGTAAATCTTTTAGAAAATTCTCCTGTGAGTACATTAATTACATTTGGAATAATAGGATAAAACTTTAATTCTAAAGCAGAGTCATCTGATTTAGTTAATACATCCATTAAATCTTTATAGTCATTGTCTTCTTCAACTATATAATCTGTTTTATCAATAATACCTTTAGCAAGTTTGTAATTCTTAAGTACTTTTCTAGAAGTTTTTTTAAGATATTCCATGCCTTCTAACTCTAACCAATCTAAATTCCATGCGGCCCAATCATCATCTTTTTTCTTAGCTGGTAAAAACTGTACAGGTTGTGTCAAGCTAGCTGTAGAAGGATAATCCTTACTGTCAGCTTTAGCTCCCTTTTTCATTTGTAAAGCATTAAGTACTCTCATATTATTTTTTCTTTACTGTATATTTAATAGATACTTTTCCGTAAGATGAGTTGCTTGTCCAACTTGATACGTATCCTGTTGAATTAGTTGTCCAATATTTATTCATTTATTTTATGTTTTTAAATGCAGATTTTTTAAATTTAGTTTTTCCAAGTCTTCTATTCCTTCCTAAATTTTTAAAAGGCCTACTAGATAATTTATACATTTTTTGTGATTTTTCCAAGCTATCCTTAGACTTATCTTCTTCTTTACGCTTAATATAACCCCTATTAGCTTGTTGTAGCTTTGCAAATGCTATTAATGCAGAAAATGCTACAAGTCTATCTACGTTTAATCCAGGGAAGTATTGCATCATTTCTGTAAGTAACATTTTATCAGGAATTCTATCAACACCAAATGTTGTACTTATTATATTTCCATGCTCATCTGTATCTTGATATATCTCTTCTCTAATGAATTCAATAGCATATGATATTAAATGACTTTTAAATAATGTACCTGTATTTTTCCACCCATATTCTTGATATACTGTATTATTAGAACCAAGATCTTTTAAGAATACTATTTGCTGTTTTGGTACTAGATACTTTTGTTTTTTTCTAGCAATCATATGTTGAATAAAAAGAGATATATTATTTTCAACTAATGTCCAAGCATTATACCATTCTATTATAAGTTCTAGTTGTTCATGTGTTTTATTAATATCATCAAATCTACCACACCATGAAGCTACAATTTTATCACCTTCTATAAATGTTTCTAAACCTTCTTTAGTTTGTCTTGTAACTTCAACAGGATTTTTATAAACAAATATACTACATAAAGAATCTGATGTAGTTGTCTTACCTTCTGATACAGGGTCAATAGAAGCA